GCCGGACCAGCAATTGCTTTGATTTTGCCTTGTTGAGCTAAATCAGCAGCCAATTTTGCTAGCCTAGGAAATGTAATAGTATCAACTGTTAAGATACCAACATCATCACCACGCATTTCTACTTGAGCACCTGTCTCATTGGCAAGATATTCAATCATATCTTGACCGTTAATACGATATGTATTGGTACGTGTATGTGTGCCTTCCATCATACCGCCTGCGTTGCGACGCTCACGGCCTAATGCCTCAGGAGCACCTAGTGGTGTTGGTTCTTCTTCATCAGCCGGTGCAACGTCAGCGTCAACAGCTACTTCAGCATCAACAGCAGGTTCTGCATTGAGATCTGCACCCATGTCTGCAGCAGGTTCTTGACCTGGAACAACAGGTGCTTGGCCAGTTAGTGTGCCTTGGGCAGCTTCCATCTGTGTTTTGCCTTGTTGCAAACTTTGCAACAGTTGTGTCAATGCAGCAGCACTGGCACTTTGAAATTGTGTTGCTTGATCAATTCCCATGTCGTTCTTGATCGAGTCAGTTAGAGCTGGCAGGTCTTTGAATTGCATTTCTGAAACTTCTTCCAGCATCTTTTGAATTCGGTCAATCATGTCCTGCGCTGCCAACACAACTTGTGCTGATTGCAGTTCGCTTTCTCTGAGTCTGCGACGTCCCAATTTTGACTCTTTTTGCATAGCCACAGCAGCAGCACCAGCAGCAGCCATCATCTCTTTTTCTTGAGGATTTAGCTGTTGTCCAGATTGTGATTTTTTAGTGGCAGCAATCAGCTTGGGGTCTTTGAGATTAACTGGCGCAGCAGCAGGTTGTCCAGGCTTTGCTGCCACAGTACCTGTAGCAGGCACGGTTCCTGCAACAGGTGCTGCACCTGGAGCTGCAGCCGGCTGTCCTGGAACTACAGGAGCAACTTCTTTGAGTCGTCCTTTGAGACCGGATTCAATCATGAGCAATTTGAGATAAGCAGGATTGCGCTCGCTTGAGTGAAAAGCAGTGCTTGAACGGTGTTCATTGAGCAGTCCTCGCACACGCATCAGCATATGACGTGATTCATACAAGCTAAGGTTGTCGAAAGAGACTGAGTGACCCAGTCGATTTTCCAGCACTTGTTCTGCTTTATCTTGTTGTTTGAGAGTGTCTAGTTCTTGCAGTTTCATCGCAATTAAATCCTTTTATCTGCCAGTATTTAGCCAAATTTACACATTTGGTCAACTGATTTTCTATCTGTACAAGTCCGTGTTTTTTGTTAGCAATCTTTAATTCGACTATTTCTTTTCTAACAGGGTCTTGTATTTTTTTAGCTAAAGTTTGTCTAACTTTAACATTGTTTAATATTGTGTATCGTTGTTGATCTAAAGTTACAATGGTACTAGCAAGATCCAATTTGCCATACTTGTCGGCGATACACCAGCTCAACGCAAATCTTAGTGTACTAAATGTTCTTGGGTCTTGGTATTGTTTACAGGTCAAATATGTGTCATTGAGTTGTTTGTCGATTGTGTATTGAGTAAACACATGGTATTTGCCGTCGTCACAGTAGATTATGTTTTGCTTGAGCTGATCTAATTCGGGCTCCAGCAGTTTTTCCAGCTTGTCAAGATTATTGGATTTTTTCATTAAAACACGTATTGCACTAATAAAAACGCAACCGCCGAAGTCAATGCTGCAATGATTCCTACACCCCAACTCAACAGTTGATCTTGACGTTTTTTATGCATGTCTTGTACCATGTTGCGTATCTCAGTGACCATTGTGGTCACATGAGCAGTGTTGTTTTCTACTGTTTCTAATTTTTCTTCCAAGAAACGATAACGTTCGGCACATAACTCAACGTGTGCTTCTAAGCTCTTTTTTTCGATATCAGTAGTGTCGACCATTATGTATCCTTAGACAGATTATTTATGCTAAGACCTCAAACCAGATGTTGGCATCTGGTCCGGAACTGATTAAAAATGGTGTGATATTGGACGTTTCGTTCAAGCCCAGTATCATAGGAACATCTGCACAGTCATTCAACAGATAACCGACTGGGTTGCTATCATGCGTGATAGATGCAGGATCTACCACTGCAAATTCAAATGTCCAAATACCAATATCAGCCTTGTGTACCGGTCGACTGATGTTTTCCGGCAAGGTTCTTAGCGAAATAACTTGATTGACAGTTTCCCAATTGCACTGTTGATTTCTAGCGCGGTTCCATTCAAGTTCGTTGGTTATCTCTCGACCAGTGGCGTCGCGAAATACTATTCGAGCTTTATGGGAACGATTTTTTACACCTGTTTCGGTGATATCAAACCGGGTGCTACATTTTACACGTATCATATGGATAAGCCAACTGAACTCATGTCAGATCTGGTAATTCTAGCATTTAATGCAATAACAATACGATCCTTGTTACCTCGATAAACAACAGCAGAATGTTGTAGCCAACTGGGGAAAACAATCATCATGCCAGGTTCAGCTCTGAAATCAATACTGGTGTTGCGATTTACCCAAGCCATTCCGGCATCTGCATAAGCACAGTGATTGGGATTATAAAATCTGTTGACTCCATTTTTATCTTCAGCAGCACCCATGTCTCCGGTGTCTACATAATAGATAGCAGACCAAGAACTACCCGGATGAGCATGTGTGTCATGATAGCCACCGTCGCGGGTAATGTGGCACCAGGATTCGTGTATTTCAACTGTGACATTCATACCTGCGGGCCAGTATGGTTTATTGGCATTTGCAGCAGCACGGAACAAGCATTGCTTGGCCCAGTGACTAAATGCAAGAACAGCAGGCGAATCTGTGGTCACAAAGTCAAACCCGCTTTCGTATAGGCCTCGTTTGGCATCTGGCGCTACATTACTGACATGTTTCTTTGCTTCGAGATCATAACATACCTGGGCAATTTCATCTCGATGTTGATTGTGTTCGGCCCACTGAAAGTCGTACATCAAAACAGGCCATAATGTAATTGGATTAAGTGGTTGCATAGTATAGGTATTTAATGGTCAAAAGAAAGCCCCGAAATAAATCCAGGGCTTGAGTCTATACTAAACTGACTCGAAATTAACTTGCAGCTAGTTTGAAACCTACGTTTACAACGTCTGTACCTGTAACGTTAACACCAGTCACTGTACCATCGCTGGCTGTGATCTGAATGTTACCTAATGCACGTAGTTGAGCTTGCAGAGTTGCTGCTGTGTAAGCGCCACTTGGATAAACAGCGTAGCTGATCTGACCAGCTGAAGCAGCTTCAACTTGGTACATAGCAATAGTAGCTGTAGTTTGAATGCTTTGATTAAGTTGGACAACAACACCTGGTGTGAAAACACCTGATGTTACATTACCCAACTGGTTTTGCAAGTCAATGTTCTGCTGTGAACCGTTCTGAACCACAACGTTGAAAAAGTCCAGTTTTGGACCTGCCATCTGCACTAGTGCAGCAGCAGTGATAACGCCTTGTTGTGGGCCGTTGTTGATGTCTAATGCGTATACTGGTTGTGCATCACCATTTGCGGGTGGAAAATATGCCATTTTAAAGCTCCTTGGTTAAGTGGGAATGTTTCGTCCCTGCACTTATTTATACCAAAAGTCAGAAATCGGTCAGTACCTATCCCAATTCAGGATTGTTTTTAGCAAAGTTGGCAGCACTGAATCGCATGCGATCAACAAATTTCATGCCCTGACCCACATATCCTTCGTGCCCGGGTTCGTTGTTGATGCTGGCCTGCACTGCCTGTGACTGTGAATCCAATTGACGCACCAGTTGATTTTTAAGACTGGACACTTCAATGAATGCTTGGAATAGTGCTGCTACTGCCTGTTTGTTTTCGGTTGCCCATTCAAAAATTCTCGGAGCTTTGGCAGGTTCTTGTTGTTGTATCCACGACCCAAACCCGCTTACCAAGTTGTCATAGCTGCCGCCGCGCACACGACTGTTGATGTAAGTTTTAATCAAGGCAGGAAAATTGCTGATCTTTCTTGCACGTAATTCGGTAGGATCAAACAAGCGATCCATGGCAGCACCATACTGAGAAAGCAAACGGTTGGCATCTGCTACTGTTTTGGCATCTAATTTGATTGTTCGAGGATCTTTGAGACTGGGATCTAGTATAAGAAGCCCTGGACTATCTGCCAATGCTGCAGCACGAATGGGTTCAGCTGGTGCACCCGGTGCAGATAAACTGGTGTGTATGGCAACCGCGGCTGTGCTGTCGGCGATCTTTTTGCCCAGATCAGAATCCACAGGCACAGCATACTTGACAGTGTTGGGCTGGAATACCCATTGATTGCCAATACGCTGCGGAGTAGAAGAATAAAGTAAATCACCTTGTATGTAACCGCGAAAGTCTTGCGGAACTGCTCGGCGCAGCATAGGAAACAGGCGTTGATAAATGGCAACCAGTTCGCCACGTTCGCCGCCACGTTGTGCCATTATCTTGGCAATGTGTTCTGGGCTTGTGGCCAAGCCATCGTAGCCCTTGGCCAAAAATCCCGACTTGTCAGTCAGCACGAATTCACCTGAAGGTTTTCGCCCAAAGATGATGGCAGGTTTTCCATCCCATTTAACAGTGGTTTCTTGTGGACGCTGGGCTGCTGCTACAATGCCAGCAAGTGCTTGTTTAAGGCCGGCACTGGGACGTTGGTCAAAAATCATGTCCTCGGGGTGCTCAATGCGTACACCTTCTACAATGACCTGCATACCTTGGTTCACTATACGATCACGCAGACGTGCCATCATGCTGACTTCGTTGTATTCGGTGTATAATTCTGTGTTTTCTTTTACTAGCCCATCATCAAAAGGAATGCCTTCGCGTTCCATGTGTGCTTTGAAATCTGCAATTTTTTGTGGCTTTTTGGGATCTGCTTCCAGTGCTCGCATGACTGCTTCTACGCTGGACAAATCTGCAAGAGTAGCATTTGGGCTCAATAGCATCTTTGCCACTTGTGCCGGATCGTCAGTTATTAATTCGTTGGTGGCACGATTCATTATGCCGTCGTTTTGATTCAACTTGTAACCCAGGCTCTTGGCCATGCTGTTCAGCATGATGTTACGCAAGGCACCTTTGTATCGGCTAGCAGGATCATTGCTTAATACAAACTGTGTCCAGCGTGGCTTGTTGCTGAACATGAAGTCTGTTTGCACAAACCCGTTCGCAGGGTTGCCGCCAATGGCTGCAAAGAAGTGTACCGCTGATCCAGTTTTTTTGATGTAGCGAGCAGGATCTACTTTTTGTTTCTGCGTCCAGACTGTTAGCACTTGTGTCAATTGATCTTTTGACATTTCCCCTGCATCAACAGACAAATCCAAGTCACCAGAGTCTGCTTTTCGTCCAGTGGATCCTAACCATTTAACAGGACTGCCGTCGGCAGCTTTTTCGCTGGTTAAATCCAGTCCAGTAATGCCTTCCAGCCATTGCACAGTGGGCATGACGTCAGCTTGTTTAATTCTTTGCGTGAGTGGTGTCCCGGTGGAGTCTTTAAATACATTACCGCCTTCGTTTATATTCATATTTTTCTCTGACTTCTAAGACTTTCATTGGTGCCAGTTGCTAATCTGTCTCGATCATCAATTATTTCAAAATCTTTTATCAATTGTGCTCGTTGCGCAGGTGTCATCATTTCGTACGATTTCAACAACTGCGAATTATTCATTGCAGGACCAGGCTCTGCAGCCGGAAGTGGTTTTGCTGCTGTAGCTGATGTAGCA